GCGTACCTGTACCGACTGCGCGACCTGTCGCCCGAGGAGGGCGGCGCGCCCGACCTGTCTCCGCCGATCGAGGCGCTGGCGAAGGGCAGCATCGGTCACACGTTGCAGGCGCACCTGCACGCCATCTGGGGCGCGGCGCAGCCGCAGGGTGTCGTGGTCGACGAGGCCCTCTACACCGACCCCTCGGTCTTCCTGGAGCCCGAGGACGCTGCTGCGGCGTGGTGCGACAAGTACGGCAGCTCCGAGCTCCTGCCGCAGATGCTGAAGGTGTTCCACGCCTATCTGGCGAAGTTCCCCGAGTCGCCCGGCGACGTCATCGCGGTGGAGGCGCCCGTCACGGCGGTGCTGGGAAAGCTGCGCGACCAGTTCGGGCTGTGGGTCGGGGAGGAGGTAGGCGGCGAGTGGCGGAGCCTCGACGGTGCCAGCATCGAGGTGACACCGCTGTGCATGCCGGACCACGCAGAGCACGGGCGTCCCATCACGCTCACTCGCCGCATCGATCTCGTAACGCGGGATAGATCAGGACGCTACTACATTTGGGACCATAAACATCAGGCGTCTGTGAACGCGAAGAGCAGCGCTTCGGCCTACGCCATCGACGGCGGGTTCGCCGCGTTCCGCATCATGGGACGCCAGCTCTACGGCGAAGCGTTTGGCGGGCTGACCCTGAACCTCATCAGCTCTACCCAGCCCGGCGTCGTCGCGCGCGAGCAGGTTCCTTCCACGCCGCACCGAGACGCGCACTTCGCGCAGTGGCTCTGGTGGGCCGAGCATCAGATCGCGCAGCTGGACCTCACGCAGAATCCGTGGGAGTGGCCGAAGGCGCAGAATGAGCTCTCGTGCTATGGACGGTATGGAGCCTGTGCCGGGCTCAACCTTTGTTCCCTCGGCCCGCGGGCGTGAGGGAATGGCCTCGCCGTGTCGCGGTCCGCGCGGCGAGGTCGACCCAGGACCGGAGTACCACCACATGTCCGACAATCCGACCGTCATGGTGACGGTCTACGGTAAACCGAAGAAGAAGAAGACGAGCGATGTGCTCGCGGCCTTCCCGACTGCGCTGTGCATCGGGGTGCCGAGTGCCATCACCCTCGTTGCGCAGAATGAACTTGGATTCACGCCGGCCGTGCATCCCGAACCGCCGCAGACGTTGCCCGAGCTGGTCGGCCTGCTCGACTACGTCAGCCGCACCGGGATGGCGAAGCAGTACGGCGCCATCGTGATCGACGACGCCAGCCACATCTGCGACCGCAGCATGATGGTCTGGAACGAAGAAGCACCGGCGGGCAAGAGCGGCAAGAAGGACAAGTTCTACGCCTTTCAGCAGTTGAACAAGTACCTCCTCATGCTCTCGGGTCTGGCGCGGCACATGGGCGTCCATCTGGCGTTCACGTTCCATGAGCGCATGCCCGGCACCAACGCCGACGGGTTCTTCTGTCCCGGCGGCCCGAACGTGCCGAGCCGCAATCAGGTGGAGACGCTGCCGTCCTGGTGCGACATCAACGTGCGCGCGATGGTCGACTCGACCTACCCCGACCCGTGGTTCCCTGGCGTGTACTTCTGCGATCCCACGAACCCCGAGTGGGTGACGGGCGACCGCACGGGAGTCTGCTGGGCGAAGACGCCGGGGAACCTGCGTGAGATCCTGCGCGCGTCGGCGGGCGGCTACGCGCTCGCTCGCGTGCCGGGCCTCGAATGGCAGGACGACGTCGCCGACGAGCTCGCCGATCTCATTGTCGAGTCCGGCGACGTCCCCGGCTCGATCAAGAAGATTTCTGTGGAGCATCCTCGGTTCTCCGACGGAACGCAGCAGATTCATCTTCGGTGGGCTTGCCAGGATGGTATTGCCCGCGCTACGTTCCGGAAGCGGAAGGCGAGGAACCTCTTCGACCTGACGCCAAAGGAAGAGCCGAAGAAGGGGAACGGTGTGCCTGTGCCGCCCCCGACCAATAGCTCTGTCTCTGCCCCTCTCAACTGACCACAACCCCGGAGTTCATCATGTCGTTCAACATCAATGGCGCCCACTTCAAGGGCGTGTCCACCCTCGGTTCCTCCCAGCCCGAAGCCGGCTACTACGAGGTGTCCGGCCTCCAGGTTGAGCAGAAGGCCGGTGACAAGGCCGATGCCCGCCGCTTCCACGTCGAGTTCCCGAACGGATTCAAGATGTTCGAGTTCGTTCACCTCCCGGTGGACGGCCTCCCCGAGAAGTCCTTCAAGGGCCGCATCGCGGCGCTGAAGACCATCCTCGCCTCCTTCGGCTTCACGAACGAGGAGATCGAGGGCGGCGAGATCAGCGATGCGTGGTTCGTGTCGGCGACGAACGGCGGCCGCAAGGCGTACGTCGAGTTCGTCCCCGGCCAGCAGGGCGTCCAGGGCAGCTACGCCCGCATCAACAAGTTCCTCACGAAGGAGCAGTACGAGAAGGCGGTGGCCTCCGGCACCAAGCCCGTGTCGCGCGACGCGGCCGGTGCGGTGCGCACCAGCGCGCCGGTGGTTCCGGGCGCCATCCCCGCCGCCCCCTCGGCGGTGGTCGGCGCCCCGGTGCAGGCGGTCGCTCCGGCTCCGGCCGGCGGCCTCCGGCTTCCGCCCCCGCCCTCGGTCGGCGTCACCCGCTAAGCCGTAGAGCTCTGCGACGCCCCGTCAGGCCTCACGGCTTGGCGGGGCGTTTACGTTTTGGATAATGCTTGATATACTCGTGCTGTTCTGAGGCGGTCATGCTTCCTGTTCTCCTTGAGCTCTGGGCCGGTCTTCGCGCAGCGCACCACCTCTACTGGACGCTGCACTGGCAGGCCAAGGGCCAGCCGTTCAATGGCGACCACGAGCTCTTCGCTCGCCTCTACGGCGCGATGCCGGAGGACATTGATGGCCTCGCGGAGATCATCGCCGGGCACTACGGGGCCGACAAGCTCGACCCGATCAAGGCATGGGCTGCGGCGGCCGAGAAGATCAACAGTGTCGCGCGCGGCCAGAGCCCGCTCGCCATCGCCGAGATGATCATGGAGCTCTCCGAGAAGGCGAACGCCGCGGTCGAGGGCAGCGACTGTCCATACCCGGGCGGCCTGTCGAACTTCCTCTCGGGGCTGTCGACGAAGCACCTCACCGACATCTACCTGCTGAAGCAGCGCTACTCCGCCGGCCCGGCGAAGATGTAGCATTAGGAGCTCCCATGGCGGCGAAGCCTCTCAACGCACCTGTCCCGCAGCAGATCAAGCCTGCGCCGCTCGACCACAAGAAGGGCCCGCCGCCCGGTGTCGAGGAGAAGGGCGACTACTACAAGTACCTTCAGAGCCTCAAGCACAAGGCGCGGGAATCCGACGCCGCCGCCAAGAAGTAGCCATGACGCTACGGTAGAGTTGCCATGACGCCCCGGTAGAGATACGGGAGCGTCATGAACACCGACCTCATGTTCTCCTCGGCGACCGACCAGTGGGCGACGCCCCAGTCGTTCTTCAACGAGTGGGATGCCATCTTCCGGTTCGAGCTCGACGTCTGCGCCGACGCGCAGAACGCGAAGTGCTGGCGCTACTTCAGCGAGCAGGACAACGGGCTGTATCAGGACTGGGCCCCGAACCGCTGCTGGATGAATCCGCCGTACGGCCGGGAGATTCGGCGCTGGATGCAGAAGGCGTATGAGGAGAGCCTCAAGGGCGCCACGGTGGTCTGCCTCGTGCCGGCCCGTACCGATACGGCGTGGTGGCACGACTACGCCATGAAGGGCGAGATCACGTTCATCCGAGGCCGGCTCAAGTTCGGCGACGCGAAGAGCGGCGCGCCGTTCCCGAGCGCCGTCGTCGTGTTCTATCCAGCGAAGTGATATAGTCGGACGATGCCGACCGACGACTACTTCGAGCGAAAGGACGGGATGCGGCGCGCGCTGCAGGACAACGCAGCGGCGAGCCCCAGCCTGAAACTGCCCCCGACGATCGAGGCGGAGACGCAAAAGCTCCTCCGGTCCGTCGGCGACTACGCGGGGCTCGGGGCGATCGGGCTCGGTGTCGCGTCTGTCGCGGGTGCGCCGATCGCCGGCACGGCGGCTCTCGGCGCGGGTGCGTTGAGCGCGGGGATGTACGTCGCCGAGGGCCTCACCGACGCCCGGCAGGGGCGCACGAAGGAGGGCGCGGCCAAGGTCGCGCTGGGGCTACTGGAAGCCGCCACGTCGCAGCGACTGAATCAGCCGCCGCCGCAGATCCTA